TGGTGGATTATCCAGCGTGATCATTTTTCCGGTCACTTCATCGCGGTACCGGATTTTTTTACGCCTGTAACGCCCGGTATCAAACATGGCATTCTCCTGCCAGGCTTCAAGCTGACCTTTTGTTGCTCCACTCAAATCGGCGGTGGCGATAATGAGCTGTTCACGCACAAACTGTAAATACTGGTTATTCATGCGCACTCCAGCCCTGTGATTTTTATCCCCAACCGACCACCAGGAACGACCTGACCGCGCACAATATTGATTTCATCAAACTGCTCGTCGTCTATAAGTAGTCCGGCATGCGTCAGCGCATCCAGTGGTGCCTTCAGGATATTGTCCAGGTCGCGGCGGCGCTTATCCGGTGGCTCTGCAATCACCTTTATCGCCAGCCTTCCGGACAGGCTTAATTTCAGCCGCTGCTGGCGAACAATAAGCACCACAGCCCGGCGATAACGCTTTCCCTCCTCCGAGATAAAATATGTGCTGCCACGGCGTCGCCAGTAAGTGTTCACCGTCGGCGGGTAAGGTAAAACCAAATCTATGAGCATCAGTCACCTCTTTTACCCAAGCACGCCAGTTGCAAAGGCGTGATCAAGAAAACGAAAAATTAAATCAACCTGAGAACCATGCTTTTCTTCGAACGCCAGCGGATCCGCATGAAGCTCGTTGTGATGCTCCCGACACAGCGGTAGCGTGAAAATATCGTGAGATTTTGTCCCCATTCCGCCCTGACCATGACCAATCAGGTGATGGGGATCGTCGGCTGGCTTACCACAACACGCACACGGCTGTGTCTTCACCCAGCGTGTGTATTTCTCGTTAACCCAGCGGCGACGTTTAGGTCGTTTCATGAAAGATTCCGGAGACTCAGGATCAACGGCAATGCTGACCACCGTCTTTTCCTGTGGTGGGTTCTGTTGCTGGTGGGCGTGAGGCAGCGGCGCAAGATTTTTTGTGCGCTGTTTCAGTATGCTGGTGGCGGTCTGCTCTCCCGGTACGATGTCGCTTTCACGGTACATTGAGCGGATTTTTTCCGCACGCAACCCCAGCGAACGACGTAATACCGCCTCCGGTAGCGCGTCCGCCACCTGATTGCGGACCGCCCACCAGGATAATTCAGCCAGCGATAATTCCCGCTCCTGTGTGCCATTCATTGCGTGACGAATGACGTCAATCATCCATGCTGACAAGTTTTGGTGAGCAAGTTGCTCAAGTGATTCGGAGGTCTGGTCACGCAACTGGTTGTCGCAGTGCCAGCACAACACCATTGCGCCGGTACCATAACGGTGAATGACGGTTTCACTATGGTGATAATCGCCGTGTGGCCACTGGCAGGATTTAACATGGCGCAGTAACCAGTCAGACAATGCGCCAGCGCCACCAGCAGCACGAATCACTCGTTCGTCGCTGAAAAATGGCAGTAATGATTTATCCTCCGCCAGCGGCTGGCGAACGGCAGGAACGACCCCGGACGGCAGATTACGCATGCTTTTCGGTTCCGGCTCCACCAGTACCCGGGTATTGTGGAATACCGGCATGGATTCACGGCCCGGCTTAACTATCACCAGCCCGAGTTCCGGTACCAGAACAGGTCGAAGTAATACCCGCACGTTACCTCCAGATGCGTTGCTGGAATGTGCGGGACGGACGCGGTGGGCGTTCGGAGTAAGGAAGCCTGACGGAGATTATCCAGTGACGGTAGTCGAGGCTAAGGGCTTTTTTAACCTCGTATCCGCGCCTGCGGTAACACTGAATTATCCATTCAGCCTGCTCTTCAGTGCATGGTGGATGCTGGAACCAGTCCGATTTGAATGCATGAAAACGCCGTCCGCACCTGCTGGCAAAGACGGCAGAATCATCAGAATTGTGTAATTTGGTATCGTGCGCCATCGGTTGTCTCTGCTGGCGCAGCAGGTGCCAGTTGTTCAGGCTGGCGTATAAAGTATAAATAAACTGGTTCCAGTGTAAAGCCCCTACATTAATGGAATAAAAGTCAAACAACAGATTGTTGGGATAAACACAACGCTTATTATTAAAAGCGATTAGATAAATTAAATTTTAATGTTATGCAATTTTACCAGATCACCATAACATCTCGTTTGAAACCACCAAAACAACAACCATATCAATATTGATTATGTTAAAGTGAGTAAATATGGAAAACAACAAATCTGCACATTACGCTCCTTTTTTATCTGTGATACTTTTTGTTTTATGCTGTGTGTGGGCATTATTTTTATAAAAATATTTACAGATAAAATAAACCCGCCGAAGCGGGTTAAGTGCGGGTGCATTGAGGATGCCTGACACATCAGAGGTGGCGAGGGATTTCTCCCTCGCCTGGTCTCTTACTCCTCAGGTTCGTAAGCTGTGAAGACAGCGACCTCCGTCTGGCCGGTTCGGATTCGTACCTCGCAGAGGTCTTTCCTCGTTACCAGCGCCGTCACTATGACGGTTAAACAGATGACGATCAGGGCGATTAACATCGCCTTTTGCTGCTTCATAGCCTGCTTCTCCTTGCCTTTCGGCACGTAAGAGGCTAACCTAGATTTGCCGTTCATAGATTGAGCCTCAGATTAATGTTAAGCGTCTTGCAGGACGCGTAATGTTAACTGGGGCTTTTCTCTATCTGCCGTTGGTGTTCATGCCTGAGACAGATAGCCTCAAGCACCCGCAGCCATTCTACTTAACTCCCGTCACCTCGCCAATATGAAATCAGTCAGAAAGGCGATCCATAAGAACAACAGCAAGGCAATAAATTGCCATTACAGCAGCAATAGCCAGCGCACATTTGAGAACCAGCACCACAACCTCCTGTATTGGACGTACACCAGTCCTGATAAATATGAGGCTGTCTCGTCAGTGATTCAATACAACTATTGGGTATAGTTTCTGTGATTTTGTTCTGTAGAAATGGAACACAACAACCAGTCACCACCAGCACTTCTTTAAATACGCCAAGTCCGACGCAAGCTAACCTTCTAGGCCGCTTTGAGCGAAGAGCGGACGCTCGCATCTGTCCCAACACACTGAGGGCTTCACGAACACCTAGGTGTACTCGTCAACTGGGAAAAAGTCAGATTATCTGCGTAAGTTTCAGCGTAAAAATTGGGCACTATAAAAGTGCCCAAACTGTAGAAAAATACATAATGCTATGTATCTGAGCCAAACATAGAGCGCCGCCTTGTTATTTTATAATAAGTGGGATTTTCATTATCCACCTCAAAATCAGAGAAGAAGTGGTTATCTCTTAATGCTGTTAATAAACTTTGATTAGTTGAATCAACTTCAATTTTAGGTTTGCCTCGCCCCAAAATTTTACTGAACTCCGATAAACCAAGCAGATCAAGATACTCTTTGCAAGTCGTCTTACTCAAATCCTTACCCGGCAACAAAGCGATTAGCAGTGCTATTTTATTCTGCATATTCAGTCCCTCTGCGACAAACAGGTTTTTTAGTAACGGTTCAGAAACATCATTAGGACTTGCTATCAATGCTGATATATCCTGTATTGCTCGACTCAAGATGAGCGACTGAGTAGAGGTTCCCCAAGTTTTATAAGATGACGTCAAGATTAGAAGTTCATCTGGTTTAAAATTATTTTCTAAAATATAGTCATTAACGACCTGAGAGTAATTCTTACTATAAATAGCCAACGGAGTTTTAACAAACTCGAGTAGCTTAACTTTCAAATCATCATCAACTTTCCAAGAAAGTATTGATATAGCCTCATCCAAAATAAAGTTATCAATCGTCATTAATTCAACGTATGCCCTGATATTCTTATGAATATAATAGGAAATTTGCTCTGAATAGTTATCTCGTATGAAATTAAGTGGCGCAACATTCATACGAATAATATTTTTATCCACTAATATTTTGAACTTATCACTCGCGATATTACTAGCGCTAAAGGATGTTTTACAAATAATATTTAGTGAGCAAATTAATTTTTCATATTTATCATTTGATAAATCATTACAGATAACAATCGATTTAAATAATTTACCTTTAAGCTCGTTATCAATATTAATATTTTGAAAATTCAGGTCTACATCAGTTCTATTGATAAATTCGATAAGTGAGTCATCCAGTCCATCAACATGTTCAAAATAAGAGACAATATTTTCCTCAGAGCACACTGCTCTATCTTTATCCAACAAAGATGACCATAAAGATTCGCTCTCAACCTCACTCAGAGATGTCACGAAAGTTTGCAAAGCGTTTATATACTGGCCTTTTTGTTCATCAGATATTCCCTCATTATTAAGAACGGATAAAACAATGGATTCATCATCCACGATTGAACCATCACAACTAGATAAAACCATATCCAGATAGTCCCTAATATGGTTATTAACATAACTAGCCAAGGGAGAATCAGGTTGTGACATCACTAGTGTATAGTTCTTATGGCGAATATCATCTTCACTATTAAGCGTGTAAACCTTACTCAGCATTAAGGTCAGGTTGGAAAAATTAATATCATAAAGTGAATGCTGGTAAACCGCATCAAAGAGTACTTTATTTGCGTTTTCAAATTTAATACTGACAAAAGAGACGTTAAGCAACTTAAAACCACTAATTAATTTGTCAACCTTCGGTTCTGATATTGCTAAATAACCTGCCGAATCAGAGATGTAATCAGTCAGACAATCATCAATATTAATGGCCTCGATGGCGTCATTGGCAGAATAATAAAACGTGCCTATAGAGTAGAGTTTAACCCAATCAGCAGAAAATTCACTCTCTGTCAGCGCATAAGAAAAAAACTCAGGCCACTGTGTATTTAATCGATTAATGAAGACAGGCTGAGCCCTCTCAGTTTCAAAGTAACCACGAATAAACTCAACTCTTCTATCTTTTCTTAGTTGTTTGAATAAACGTTTTATTAAGTTTACCTGGGCTGGCGTTTGAAGCAGATAAGCTAATAAATCAAAATTAAGCGCCTCTTCCTGTTCAAAATCCACTTCTCGAAGGCGGGCAACGACCAGCTTGGGGTTCTTGAGTTGATAAGTGAACTCTTTGCCTTTTTGATCGGTAATGCTGCGTAAAAACATCTTATCAATTCGACTCAGGCTATTTTCATAAAAATAGGTCATATAGTCGGTATAGGTTTCATCAATATAACCATCACGAATAAGGTATTTAAGCAAGTCAAAATACTCACTGCTTTTTATTTCATTAAAGTCTCTTTCCTCTCCAATTTCATTGGTATAGGTGAGTTTAAATATTTCATCAATGTTTTCTCTAGTTATTACTTCTTTAAGTCTTTTGTTTCTAGAATCAACCAAACTTTCTCTTGATCTTGATATAAGCTCATTAATTTCTTCTATTTTACCATTAAATTTATTTTCAACACTTTCTTTTCTAGCCGCCCTTCTCTTTGCTATATCAGCTTTCTCAGCCTGATTATAGTGAGGATGATTATTATATCTAGATAATTCCTTATCGTATATAGCATCAACCTCCTGACTAGAGTTGAGTATTTCATCATTGATTGCCTCAATCTCTTTTTTTCTATCTCTAATATCTTTTTCTATTTTCTTTATTTCTTCAATAATAAGGTTGTCTTTTTCACTAAATATGGTATAAACCATACCTTGATTAAGTTGCAACTCACTAAAATCTCTTGGGAAAATATTCTTATAGGCAATAATGGCCAACATTTTATTACAGTCAAGTTCTGTCGTGTTTAATTTGTTATAATAAATTTGAAATTCGTTATAAATATTCTTCAATATTCTCATATCATCAATATATAAAGACATCCCTTGTAGAAATCTTTCATTGAACAACTTGAGAATACCACCACCATCAAAATGTGTGATAAACTGATCGTAAGAGTTAGAACTATCAACAACAGGAATAACTGGAATGATATAATCAAAGAATTTGGTTCTATCCTTCGAAATGAAGATATCATCACGAAGCAAGTAAATAAAACGTAACGTCGATTTCTTGTGCCCTGCTGTGTCCCGTTGAATATTAACCAGTCTGTTAACCTCATGAAGACGTTCAAAGATGTTATTACTATTAAAACGGTCCATGTCTTCAAAAACAATGGCATCAGCATCAACGTTCTCGAAAAGGTACAATACTTCATTTAAATATCTATCGAAATAAGACTCGTTACTTTCTTCAAAAATCTCTATTTCATTACCCTGTAAATTTATTTTCTTAAGAACATTACGATTCTTTTGGGTTTTTATTAACTTGTAAATGAAAATACAAGATAGGATAGTACATATAAACCCACTAATTAAAAGCGTATCGTATTTAGTTGATAATGTAAGTAGTGTCTTTATATTACCTTCAGATAAAAGTGAAACAAACTTTTCCCACTTATTAAATAGCGTGATATGTAGTATCATAGCGATAAATAACACCGTAAAGATGGTGTTTATCACAATGTTGTTAGTTTTTATTTTTTTCTTTACTTTAAAATGTGTCTGGGGAATATCATCAGCATTAATTTGGTGAATTAACTGGTTAAGAACTTTACCTTCTAACGCGGTTTCATTTATATCTTTACTTGGTTCATTAGTTTCAGCTTCCTCAATCGATCTGAAATGAGCAAGTGAGATATGAACAAACTTTATATTTGAATGACTTTTCTTATAGGATTCGATAAGACTACTTTTTCCTGCGCTATATTGCCCTGATATCGCAACATTTTTTAGATCGTTATTGGCAAAAACAAAATCTATCGCATTTTTATATACACCCAGCTCAACATCGCTGAACGGCGTTAACTTTTGAAATTTATAGCTATCATCACTCATTGATATCCCTTCCCAATCTTCACCGAGAGAGCTGGCTTTCGGAGTTAATCAAACAAAATCATGCAGATAAAATTTCGCCTTATTATAGCAGACACAACTGCAAAGATTAGCTAAAGCCTCGTTGTTTTCTTCATCTATCCCTATAATTTTACACTACAGTTAGCACTTACTATACCTGAAAGCTTTGCTCGTAAAGAGCACAATCGCAAGTCAGCAAAGCACGACTTTGCAATCGAGCGCCGCTAAAACAGTGCTGAATCGCTACGACTTAGGCAGCCATCTTATCGGTTGGCAGATAATTTCTAACTTCCGCTTCTGGCACAAAGCGGACAACCACGATAGCTCTATCCTGTGCCACAAAATGTCAATTCACATCTTAACTAATGCATTTTAATCTCGTCACTTTAATAAATACCGAACATTCCCCTGATAAAACGACAATATGCGCTGCATAACTTCGCTTTTACGACACTCAGTACAAATTATATTATGATGCCTGTCGTAACGACGTATTTCTCCATCAGGTAATGACCAGATAAGGTCCGGATCAACCGCAGATGGTTTCTTCAGCTTTGCCCTTGAGAGCTTTTTACGGGCATTTTGCCAGTCCTTACGCGCCTGTTCAGACGGGAATAACCCGTAACCAGAATTGTATACATCACCGCTGGCAACCAGCTCTCTCGCGAGAACGCTCATCAGATATCTTGTCGCACCTGTCTTGACTTCCAGTTGTCGTAACGTCTCACGCCCACTCTGGCGTACGAGTTCAACAACCTGCCCTTTAATTTTTTCTCGCTCTTCTTGTGTAAATACTTTTGCCACAAGTCCTCCTGAAAATTACCTCATGACCTGAAATAAACACTTACCCCCTGAAGCCCGGCGGAATTTCGGTATCCGGTTCAGAAATATGATTCACACAACGCTGGTTGTTCGTGCCGTTTACCGGGAGCAACCAGGGGTTTTCAAAATTCCGGTCCGGTCCAAAAAACGTCGTCGCTCGCTGAACAAATTCCGTTCCCGTTTTCCCGGTAACCGCTAGGTATCTTGCGTAACGCCTCACGCCATCCAGCATGGCCTCTGGTGGCACCCCCTCGCGTAATCTGGCCTTCCAGGCACTGAAAGCGGATTTCTTCGGGTTTGCCCCGGCACGCAACGGGTACTCCCGCCAGATCTGTTCGAACACATCCGGATAATCCACTCGTCCCACAGACTGCCCGGTGTTTTCCGGGACTACCCGATCGGCTTCCCGCTGAATGGCGGAATCGGCTTCGGGCTGCCGCAGTTGATGTGATTGCTCCGGCCTTGCGGTCATCACCTGCTGCACAGCGCCCGAATCGGCTTTCAGCGCATACGCTGAATCGGCTTCCGGTGTCGTGCCTGCTGGCTGACCAGGATTGACGGTCTGAACATCCCCTGCCTGGTTCGTGGCGTTTTTTACGCCATGGACCATAGTGTTTTGATCTTCTTGATCTGTATCTTTATCTGTATCTTTATCTGTCGTGACTCGTCGTGACATGTGCGTGACATTTCGTGACGCGCCGTGACAATCGCCATTTTGTTCCCGCTTTCTTTCCCTCTCTCGCTGCGCCCTCTTGCGCTCTGCAGGAGATTTTGCGGTTTGCGAAATATTGCCGTTGTCCTCTTTAAGCACCTGGCGTTTTTCCCATCCAGTGATTAAATCACCATCAAGTACCCGCCCCTGCATCGTCTGCAAAATTGAATCAATTACCTCTTCTGTCACGTCGAGCGCACTTGCCAAATCTTCTGTCGTGACATCAATGTGACCTCGCGTGACATTTCGTGACGCACTCACCAGGAGGTGGATATACACTGCCATCACTGTTGCAATTGGCTGCCCTGACACCCTGGCAATTGTTCGCCACTTAGGGTCATTTGGCATGTCATGCCATAATCTGAGCCAGGCGTTAGCCATACTCACCTCTTCTGATACCGAATCTTTTTACTCACGAGTTGCCGGAAGCGATTCGATATGGCTATTGTCAGTCAATGTACTGCCACAGCATTTCCTGCCGGGCCACCACGGTTCATCTGATTGAAACCGGCGATTGCCACTGCGACAAAATCATCAGCGTCTCTCACCAGCCGCTCCCGCGTCTCCACCAGCTCCCGAAAATAAGCTGAACTGTGGCTGCGCATTCTGGCCACCAGCAAAGGTGGCATTGCCTTTTCGATCGCTGGTAACAACGCCTGAATTTTTTCAACTGCATCAGGGGTGTCTTTCTCTATCCAGCGGAAAATTTTCTGGGTATTGCGAGCCAGGGCGTCCGGATGGCTGTCGTCGTACAGTTCAGGAAACGTCATACCCAACTCAAAATAAGCCTGGGTTATTCCAGCTGCCGGAACTTTTTCGCCATCAGGACGTGCCCAGGCATTCATCGCCATGCGGATGTGTTCATGCTTGATTTTCATGAATCCCCCCTTGGTTAGAAGGCGGATTATGATCAGAACCGGGAATGACAACCGTCGGTATGTGTAACTCATATTTGAGCGCCCCGGCAGTGACTGCCTGAATTAGCAACGCCCATTTCCACGGAACGTCTTCCCCCCACATGCTGACTGTGGTTTTTGACGTTCCTAGAGCGGCGGCTGTTTTAACAACTCCGCCAAAATAGCCTAATACTTCTGATTTTTTCATGATTCGCTCCATAAAACTGAACGCCAAAAGTTTAATAATCAAAACCAAAGAAAGTCAAGAAACAAAACCATCTGTGTTTTAAAATCAAAACATGAACAAGCAAACAATATCTGAACGCATAACCCAACGTATGCATGCGCTAAACTTGAAAGGCAAAGACCTTGTCAATGCCACTGGCGCATCAAAAGGCTCCGTAAGTCAATGGATGAACGGTGGAGGAGCGCCGTCCTCGCGTTACATAAGCTCACTGGCAAAGATATTGAAAGTAAACGAAAATTGGCTTCTTAATGGAGGAGAGTTAAATACAGGTGATTCGCTTGATCTATCTTTACCGCCGATAAAAACGGTTCCGCTACTATCACTTCAGCAGGCAGCAAGCTGGAGTGATTATATGAAAAATTCCTCAATAACCTCTTGTGTGCAGCTTGTCGGAGAAATCCCGGCCAATACCTTTGCTGTTGTTCTAGAGAGTGACAGTATGTCGACATCTGGTGGTGGAGTTTCCATCCCAAATGGTTCAACAGTTTTTGTTGATCCCGATCGAATCGTACAACCAGGAAATATTGTCCTTGCCTTACCCAAAGGGACCACAACGCCTGTCATTCGCAAACTGGAGATAGAAGGGCCGGATATTCTTTTAGTCCCCACGAATCCTCGCTACCCTTCAATTATGCTGGATGATCTATCTTGCATATTGGGAGTATGCTTTAAAATTCAACAAGATATTTAACCAACCTCATCTATTTGATTAACTGTATGCCATCGTAGTGATGGCGTAACAGCTGCCTGCTTAAAATGTTTTGATAAAAAAACATTGACCTTAAATGTTCATTTTTCTAAACTTCATTCATTCCCTCACCCCGCCCCACAGAATGCAGGGCAATACTTCGAGTTACCAGGCAGTGGTCAGGGGTTAAGTAGCCAGCCCGAGGCGTAAGAACATGACGGCAGGGTTCAACTTTAATAACTATGCAGCAGGTTTTTGTTCCGCTACCCCGGCGTTAAGGGGAAACAGAGGATTTCTCAGTGGGCGAAGTCAAACATCAGAATGGAAGGCGTCCAGGGATCAGCAAAGAAACAGCGATGGCGCTTTATATTGATATCAGCGCCATTGCCGGACAGGTAAGAATTATCAGAGCGGTAACTAAGCGGTATGCGCCTTTACTTCAGAAAGTCTCTGGTGAGTGCACCGAAGATATTGTCAACGATTTCGTCATCAAACTGCGAGGACTCATCTTCAGTTACAAGGTGACCACAATTTTTGCAGATGGCTCCCGCGAAACTGTCAGAGCCCTGCGGTTTAAAGGATGTGTCAAAGACTTCGCCACCACATTCTGGGCAAGAAAACTTGATTGTATTCATAACCAATTTCCTCTCGAGTAACAGACCCCTCAGAGGATACCACCTCGCCTGACGTGGTTAAAAGCAGGCAACGCTAACCACAAGGAGCCGACATGCAGAAACGAGAACCCGTCATCATCGCGCCAGACTATACCGATGATGAACTTTATGAGTGGATGCGCCAGAAAATTAATGCAGCGCAGGATTTGAAATGGGCCAATGAAGCCAGGGCTAAGCAGGCTGAAAATCTGTCCGCTCTGGAGCAGGATATCACCAATCTGGAAAAAGCAGCGGCATTAAGCATTGCCAGAATGATTACATACCCGCGTTAGTAGCTAATCAACAAAGCTAAGGTTAGTAATTAAGGAGTTCTCCACGGGTGAGGTGGAGTGCGTGCGCCGGACACGGGTGAGCATCCGGCATTGACAGTTTACTGAAAGGATATTTCCCTGAAAAGTCAGACCATAACGCGAAAGCGCACGGCGAGGTAGCTGGTTCATAGATAGCCTGTCGTTAAATTTTCGTCGACCGTGCGCTTCCGGTTGTGGCACTCCGCGAAATGGCGCGGCGGTAAGTATGGCGGGGTTATTCCTTCCCCGTTGAGGACACCGGGTTGTCAGGTTGACCATACGCTTAAGTGACAACCCCGCTGCAACGCCCTCTGTTATCAATTTTCTGGTGACGTTTGGCGGTATCAGTTTTACTCCGTGACTGCTCTGCCGCCCTTTTTAAAGTGAATTTTGTGATGCGGTGAATGCGGCTAAGCGCACGCGGAACAGTTAAAACCAAAAACAGTGTTATGGGTGGATTCTCTGTATCCGGCGTTAATTGTTAACTGGTTAACGTCACCTGGAGGCACCAGGCACCGCATCACAAAATTCATTGTTGAGGACGCGATAATGGAAACGTTATTACCAAACGTTAATACGTCTGAAGGTTGTTTTGAAATTGGTGTCACTATCAGTAACCCTGTATTTACTGAAGATGCCATTAACAAGAGAAAACACGAACGGGAGTTATTAAATAAAATATGCATTGTTTCAATGCTGGCCCGTTTACGCCTGATGCAAAAAGGACGCTGGCAATGAAGACTGCTGTTGCCCTCACTCTGACTGTTTTTCTTAATACTGGCGAACCTGTTGATGTGGTTACTGGTATATATGGTTCAATGAAAGAATGTATGGCTGCCGCAGCAGAACAGAAAATTCCTGGTAACTGTGATCCGGTCGAGAAAGTTATTCGCATGGATAATAACGAAATCCCGGCAGGATTAAAAACAGCGCCGTAATTAATATCCAGTTTCATTTTTATATGCCAGCAATGGCAGGGATTTGTTCACCCTTAAATCTGTAATGAGGTAAAACAAAATGAGTAAAGTCTTTATTTGCGCCGCCATTCCGGACGAACAGGCAATAAAGGAAGAAGGTGCAGTTGCTGTAGCCACTGCCATTGAAGCCGGTGACGAACGCCGCGCCCGTGCCAAATTTACCTGGCAATTCCTGGAGCAATATCCGGCTGCTCAGGACTGCGCTTATAAATTTCTTGTTTGCGAGGATAAACCCGGCATGCCCCGCCCTGCTATCGACTCCTGGGATACCGAATATATGCAGGAAAACCGCTGGAATGAGGAAGGCGCTTCCTTTGTCCCGGTCGAAGCAGAATCCGATCCGATGAACGTCAATTTTGACAAGCTGTCCCTTGAAGTACAGAACGCGGTCCTGGTTAAGTTCGGTACATGTGAAAACATCACCGTTGATATGGTGATTAGTGCACAGGAATTGTTGCAGGAGGACATGGCAACATTCGACGGGCATATCGTTGAGGCATTGATGAAAATGCCTGAAGTTAACGTCATGTATTCAGAACTAAAGCTGCTCGCCATCGGGTGGGTTAAACATAAATGTAAGCCGGGTGCAAAATGGCCTGAGATCCAGACAGAATTAAGCACCTGGAAAAAACGTCGCGAAGCCGAACGCAAAGAAACCGGGAAATACACGTCTGTTGTTGATCTCGCCTACGCCAGAGTCAACCGGCAGAACACTGAAAACTCAACAGGAAAAATCCACCCTGTCACTGCCGCCATTCGTCGCGAATACAAGCAGACATGGAAAACACTGGATGATGAACTGGCCTACGCTCTGTGGCCTGGTGACATTGATGCCGGAAACATTGACGGCAGCATCCATCGCTGGGCAAAAAATGAAGTTATCGACAACGACCGCGAAGACTGGAAGCGTATCTCGGCATCAATGCGCAAACAGCCTGATGCCCTTCGCTACGACCGCCAGACTATTTTTGGCCTTGTCCGTGAACGTCCGATCGACATTCACAAAGACCCTGTGGCACTGAACAAATACATTACTGAATACCTGACTACAAAGGGCGTGTTTGAAGATGAAGGAACAAATCAGAGCGCAACTGATACTCTCTCGTCGCCAGTACCAGAAACTGATGCAGTGGAAACGGCAATTCCGGACAACGAAAAAACCGAATGCAAAGTGGAAGTCGAACCATCTGTAGAGCGTGAGGGGCCGTTCTACTTCCTCTTCACAGATAAGGATGGCGAAAAATATGGTCGTGCAAACAAACTTTCTGGTCTGAATAAGGCGCTGACTGCAGGGGCTACTGAAATCACGAAAGAAGAATATTTTGCCCGCAAAAACGGTACATACTCAGGTTCACAACAAAATACTGGTGCATCTGACACGACCGCACAACCAGAGCCGGTAAAAGTTACCGCTGAAGAAGTAAACAAAATTATGCAGGCAGCCAATATCAGCCAGCCTGACGCCGATAAGTTGCTTGCTGCCTCTCGCGGAGAATTTGTTGCAGGGATTAGCGACCCGAATGATCCGAAATGGGTGAAAGGGATTGAAACCCGCGATTCTGTGAACCAGAACCAGCAAGAAACGGAACAGAACGACCAGAAAGCGGAACAAAACAGCCCAAATACGCAACAAAACGAGCCAGAAACGAAACAACCTGAACCAGTAGTGCAACAGGAACCGGAAAAGATCTGCACCGCCTGCGGTCAGAGCGGTGGCGGCAACTGCCCTGAATGTGGTGCGGTGATGGGCGACGCAACATACCAGGAAACATTCGATGACAAGAACCAGGTTGAAGTTCAGGAAGACGATTCGGAGAAAATGGAAGGCGCTGAACATCCACACAAGGAGAATGCTGGCAGCGCTCAGGACCACGCCAGCGATAGTGAAACTGGCGAGACGGCAGATCCCTTAATTAAGGTGAACGGTCATCACGTTATCACATCCACCAGCAGGACATGTGACCATCTAATGATCGACCTTGAAACCATGGGAAAAAATCCTGATGCCCCGATTATCTCAATAGGCGCAATATTTTTCGATCCACAAACCGGAGATATGGGACCGGAATTTAGCAAGACCATCGATCTGAATACTGCTGGCGGAGTCATTGATCGTGACGTCATTAAATGGTGGCTGAAGCAATCACGCGAAGCGCAATCTGCCATTATGACCGATGAAATCCCGTTAGATGATGCACTGTTACAATTGCGGGAATTTATCGACGAAAACTCCGGTGAATTTTTTGTTAGGGTCTGGGGAAATGGAGCCAACTTCGATAACACGATTTTGCGCCGTTCATACGAACGGCAGGGGATCCCATGCCCGTGGCGTTACTACAACGATCGCGATGTACGCACAATCGTTGAGCTGGGGAAAGCCATAGACTTCGATGCCAGAACGGCTATTCCATTCGAAGGTGAGCGCCATAATGCACTTGATGACGCCCGTTACCAGGCAAAATACGTTTCAGCAATCTGGCAAAAACTGATCCCGAATCAGGCTGATTTTTAATGTTCAACCGTCGCCAGTTGTCGTTGGTATTCTGCAACTGGCGCGTTCCGGAGTGATAACCATGAGCGAACAGTACCTGATAACGCTCGATGAGTGGAAACCAAAACGGTTCAGTCTCCCAATAACAAACACTACCCTGGTGAAATACGGAAAACTAGGATACATCGTTCCAAGACCACAAAAAATTCGTGGGCGTTGGCTGATAGATCGCCGAGCAGTATTTGTTGGACCTGGTGAAACAGGAATTGCGCCGGAAATTCATACTGGCGATGATGATGCACTGAAGGAGATTTTAACTCATGTCACCGAGGCCACGAAAAAACAGCACTGACGTAACCGGTCTTTACGAAAAATTTGATCGCAGAACTGGCAGAGTTTACTACCAGTATAAAAACCCTGTGACTGGAAAATTTCACGGGCTCGGAACAGACAAAGGTAAGGCAGAAAAAATCGCTTCCACAGCCAATCAGCGAATAGCTGCAGCAGAGGCTGAATATTTCATGCGCAAAATTGATGAAAGTCCGTCAGCAACAAAGCGTCGGGATATCAGATTAAAGGCATGGGTTGATCGATATCTGAAAATACAGGACACGCGACTGAAAAATGGAGATATTGCAGCTACAACTCACAAAGAAAAAACTCGAATGGCTGCATACCTGGTTTCCCGTCTGGGAAACCACCCATTGAAAGAACTGGAAGTAAGAGACTTTGCATTAATACTGGATGAGTGGCTGGATAAAGACATGGTCAGCACAGCGAGAGTAAATCGTGGATTATGGGTTGATATTTATAAAGAAGCACAGCATGCAGGGGAAGTTCCTCCTGGATGGAATCCTCCGGAGGCTACCCGTAAACCGATCCCTAAAGTAACCAGAGCCAGGCTCACCATGGAAGACTGGCAAAAAATTTACAATGCAACGCCTGAAAAACACTTTATCCGTAACGCAATGCTTCTTGCGATTGTTACTGGTCAGCGCCGTGATGACATTTGCCACATGCGTTTTTCAGATGTGTGGAACGAACACTTGCATATCACCCAGGGAAAAACCGGAATGCGTCTGGCGTTACCGCTTACACTACGCTGTGATGCCATTGGGATAACGTTAAAAGAAGTTATTGATGGGTGCCGAGACAGAATATTAAGTCCATATCTAATCCATAGTCGGCACCAGAAACAACCGAAGCCGATGAGTAAAGACAACCTGAGCGACTACTTTGCCAAAGCACGGGATCTGGCTGGGATAATTCCACCAGCAGGAAAAACTCCGCCAACATTTCATGAACAACGCTCTCTATCAGAACGGCTGTACCGTGCACAGGGTATCGATACAAAAACATTACTAGGACATAAAGTCCAGGCAACCACCGATCGCTATAACGATACTCGAGGTCAGGAATGGGTTAAGTTGGTTATTTGA